CCTGCCCATCGATGAGATTCTGACTCTGGGTGTGGTCGCTGCGGCCATCTTTGCCATTCTGGATGTGGTGTCTCCCAGTATCGGTGCTACGGCACGCCAGGGAGCCGGGTTCGGTATCGGGGCGAACTTAGTGGGTTTCCCTGGAGCAAGGCTCTAAGGAGCCTTGATTCAGGGAATCTCACTAAGTTAGTGCAGATACGTATATTGCTCCCGACGCCCCGTCGGTAAGAATCGGTATTGGAGCTAATCTTGTCGGCTTTCCAGGTGCGCGCCTGTAAGATAGCCATTTAGGTATATTCAATTCGTGATATATACATATCATACAATTGAATACTCAAACAGACCGAATGAACTGCCAGCTCAAATCACGGCAGATGAGCTCCCAGATCTTATCTTGGATGTAGAGCTTGTCCCGATTTTTGAGGAGGGGAAAGGAGGGCAGATACTCGTCGAGATCTAAGAGTTCACAGAACTTGTACAAGACATAGGAATAGGATAAGAAATTGCTCCGGTCCTTGGGGCAGTTCTTCTGGAACGAGGGCTGAATCTCCTTGAACATGTAGCGCAACTTCTCCTCGATTTCTCGGCTCATCACTGGCGCATTTTGGCCATTGAGCCGATTAATAATATGCGGGACGTGTTCATAGTATTTATTGAACTTCAGTTTCTTGAGAATCTCTCGAACCTTTTGTCTCGCCAGAGTCCGGTAATCAAGGATACGCTCCTTTTTCAGTTCAGCGCAAATGGCATTATAGACTTCCTGGGGAATCTCGGTGGACTCCTTGGCCTGGAACTGTGCGAGCCATTCATTAAAATGGTTAATACGCTTGTACGCATAGTAACTGACCTCCCGAGGAGGGTCCTTATAACTCGGCTTGTCCGAATCGACGAGAATAAACTGCTGATAGCCGCATTCGGTACAAGTAAAAATGGCCTCATTCGCACTAAAGACCATTTCTTTCTCACATTCGGCGCATTCCCCATACGTATCAGTCTCTGTCACCCCCCCTCGCGCATGTTCAGGATGAACCTTCTGTAAATACTGTTCGAGAAGTTTATCTCGGCAAAGGATGGACCCCTGTGCGACAGGCGTATATACCGGTTCAGGGGCACCCTCTGTCGCAGCAGCAGTTTCCAAGGCTGCGAGCACGGACCCCTGCTTTGCCTTCGTGACCCGTCGTGTAGAAGGGTCGGCACCCTTCTGAATCTGTTCTTGAACTTCGTAATAGTTGTATAAGATATCTCCAGCATCAAGAAAATAATCGAACAGCTCTGAGTTTCCAGTGCTACGATCGATTCCCTTTTGCTGCTCGTTTCGCTGCTTCCGCAGCTGCTCTTGGCGAACTTCATCAGCTGTGCTACCAATCTCTGCATCAATCTTTGCGAGCTGTGTCTTAATCTGTGCTAAATCGGATTCATTGTTTAAAATACCCTGTACGTGGACTTGATGAAGGCAATCGAGGGTGGTCCTTGACTCAGGATTGCTACGTTTTGTTGGACGCATTTGAAAGAATGCCTCCTTTGATAACATGTCCCTTCTCTTTGCTGAGAAACATTGTTTAGGCATTCTACTGGAGGCGGTAAAAACCTGAAAAAGGATGTCCCCGGCACCAATATGCTAAATAGGGGAAAGGAGACAGAATGTCTCCGGCAGCCTCCGTATTTTTCAAAAAATCCAGGGTTCCCAGAAATTATTTCTGAAGAAGGGGTATAACAAATGACGGGTGGTGGCTTAATGCAGCTTGTTGCCTATGGCGCTCAGGATGTGTATCTGACCGGTAATCCCCAGATTACCTTCTTTAAGGTGGTGTACCGTCGCCACACTAACTTTGCCATGGAGTCCATTGAGAACCCTTTCAACGGCTCTCCTGGCTTCGGCAAGCGTGTGACCTGCACCATCCAGCGTAACGGCGATCTGATTCACCGCATGTACCTGCAGGCCACCCTGCCCGCCGTGACCCTCCAGGCCAGCGACGGCTCTGGTGCTCAGTTCCGCTGGCTGAACTGGGTGGGCCACAACCTGATCAAGTCCGTGGAGATTGAGATTGGTGGCCAGCGTATCGACAAGCACTATGGCAACTGGCTGCACATCTGGAATGAGCTGTCCCAGGAGGCCGGGAAGCAGGCCGGCTATGCCAAGATGGTGGGTAACGTGCCCGTGCTGACCAACCTGCTGGTGCAGGGCGGTGAGCCTTGCGACGACGACTGCGCCGGTGGCGAGCCCAACATGACCAACGAGCTGGTGCAGTGCGCACCTGCCTACACCCTGTACATCCCTCTGCAGTTCTGGTTCTGCCGCAACCCTGGTCTGGCTCTGCCCCTGATTGCCCTGCAGTACCACGAGGTGCGTATCAACCTGGAGTTCAACGACCTGCGCAACCTGTGCTGGGACGTGACCCCCCAGAACACCTCCAACTACCACACCATCCGTGACCGTGTGGCCGCAGCCAATCTGCAGGCCGCCTCCCTGTACGTGGACTACATCTACCTGGACACTGATGAGCGTCGCAAGTTCGCCCAGGTATCTCACGAGTACCTGATTGAGACCCTCCAGTTCACTGGTGCCGAGTCCATCACCAGCTCTGCCAACAAGCTGAAGCTGAACTTCAACCACCCCTGCAAGGAGCTGGTGTGGGTGGTGCAGCGTGATTCCTTCGTGTCTTGCGATGACACCGTGGTGAATGGCTGGAAGGGCCAGCAGCCCTTCAACTTCAGCGACTGGTGGGACAGGTCCGTGCTGGAGTCTGGCTACTCTGTGACCCGTGTGGAGGGCATGGCAGGCAAGAACCCTTGCGTGACTGCTCTTCTGCAGCTGAACGGCCACGATAGGTTCCAGGTGCGTGAGGGACGCTACTTCAACGAGGTGCAGCCCTTCCAGCACCACACCAACGTGCCTGCCGTGGGCATCAACGTGTACTCCTTCGCCCTGCAGCCTGAGCAGCACCAGCCCAGCGGCACCTGCAACTTGTCCCGTATTGATAACACCACTCTGCTGCTGACCGTGTCTAACAACGCGGTGGGCACCGTGGTGTCTTCCAGCGTGTACGTGTTTGCCACTAACTACAATGTGTTAAGGGTGATGTCTGGTATGGGCGGCTTGGCATACAGCAATTAAGAAAGTGGGGACAAATCCTCATCACACTCACGTCATGTGGTGTATTTTCTTGTTTTTTCCAATGGTCAAAAACCCCTAAAATTTAAGTAACTTCCCGGGTATCCGTGGACACCTAAATCCTTTTCACAGTACCAGTTTAGAAATGGCACTATGTAAAGCAGTAGTTCAAGAAGGACCTCGAAAAGGTCAAGGATGTAAGTTCCCCCCAGCCGACCATGGCTACTGTGGTCGTCATGAACGTAACCGCCTTTATGACGTTGGGATTAAAGAAGGGAAAAAGTGGTGCCGCTTCTTCTTTCGAGGCTGTAGCACTGAACTAACGCCTGAAGATGTTTCAGGAAATCAAGTCTCTTGTGCAGAATGTAGGGGAAAGTTGACAAAGAAGCAACATCCCTGTGAACACGCGGGCTGTGCATTCAAAGTTGTAGAGCCTGGGTTCTGTAAAAAACATGAGCGAGATAAGTACCGAAAAGAAGAACAAGAAAAGGGAATCAAGTATTGTGATATTGCGCGAGGCTGTTTCACAATATGTTCAAAAGATAAACAGTCCTGTGAGAAGTGTTTAGAGAAATTTCGAGCTGCGGATAATGAACGCTATGCGAAGCGTAAGCAGCTAACTCAGATCCTTCAAACGGTGAATCATACTACACAACGAGTGTGTGCTCAATGCGGAAAGGATTTTGAACGATTTACAACACGCTACGGAAAGGAATCTGTTACCTGTGGCGGATGCACAGCTGCACAAGCAAAGCAGGATGAAAAACGAAAAGATAGAGTGAGGAACTTTAGAGATGAGAGGTATAAAAATATTCCACAGTTTTATAAAGAATATGTCACTAGCGCCGCAAAACGTGGCTACCAAATGGATCTTCAGTTTGACACATTCTCAAGGCTTGTTGCCTTAGACTGCCACTACTGCGGTGATAAAACAGAAGGAGAAGTTAACGGCATAGACCGAGTAGATAACTCGATTGGATATCAAGAAGATAACTGTGTGACTGCCTGTTGGAGGTGTAATCGAATGAAACACATCTATGATAAAGAGTTCTTCCTTGATAAATGCAGACTCTTCTCAAGGCGCAAACTAGGGGATAAAGCATTTTACACCAAATGGAAGCATTACTATTATCGCTCATGTTTTCGGAACTTTAATGCGTATAAAAAAGAGGCCGAGCAAAGAGGTCTACCCTTTGAACTTACTGAAGGAGAATGGACACAGCTTACACGTTCAGCATGTTATCTTTGCGGATATCAATCAGCAAAGGGTATTGGTATAGATAGAGTGGATAATACGATTCGTGCATATACCTTTGTAAACTGTCGCCCATGTTGTGGCTCATGTAACACTATGAAAGGAGAGATTGAACTCAATGAGTTTATTGAACAGTGTACTCGCATTGCGCAGCATATGTCTCCTCAAGATGTTACTGAAATCGTTCAAACCGTTGAGCAACCTGTTGAGAGAACTCATTGGAAAGCCCTCGGGCTTTACTATGCCATCCTTTCAGATTCTGCATCGGAGTTTCTTGACATGTATTCTTCTATCTACAGCATGAATGAATTTACAGAAGTCAGCAGTCTAATCAAAGAATCGACAAAGGAGCAGGGAGTGAAAACATTGAGAACTCTCCTCCAAACCTTGAAGAAGAGAAAACAACGTACAAAAAACTAGCCTTACACATGAGAAGTTGCGTCTCTATAGTGTGGTGCGCTTAAACTACCCCTTACTCTACAAGCAGATGCGACTCACCTTTTGTATCCCTTATTACGGAAAGGAGGAGAAGCACAAGGATGTGCTTCTGACGGCCGTTACCCAGATCCGGCGTTTCCATCCTGAGGAGAGAATCCTCATTTGTAAGACATCAGACTCTCTTATCTATGACTTCTCCTCATTCAAGAATGTAGAGGTCCATACCACCTTTGTCGACGGCTCGCACATCTATGGGGCCATGGAACTCTTGACCCGTGAATGTACCACGGAGAATTTTCTGCTGTGTCACGATTCCATGTTCCTGTTGAATGCCTTACCTCAGCATATGCTGGAGAAGGACCTCTATAGTCTCTGGTATTTTGCGGAGCAGGCGCAATATTTTTACCCCTCTGACATTGAAGCATTCGTCCGCCGAACCCAGATTCCTCGGGAGTATCAGCAATACATTGGGACCGAATACAGGCATTTTCCTGAGCGGGAGCAGTTCGGGCTCTTTGGTCCAGCCTTTGGAGGAAAACTCAGCACCTTGACCGAGGCTTGGCGGCTTCTTGATATCTCCCCGGAGACTATCGGGCCCTGGCTAGGACGAGTCGGGCTACTGGCGTCTGAGCGAGTGATGGCGATTCTTTTTCGCTATATGGGGTACGATATGAAGGATTCCTTGAATGGGACGATTTATGCGCATCCGAATGCCTTTGACGCAACCACCATTCCTGATTTTGCGGAGATTCAGTATGCGGGGTCCTCCATGTGGAAGATCTGGCAAAAGCGCTAACGCAGTATGATAATCCCCTCAGAGCTGCCGCAGCCAAAGCCAGGGGCCAGACTCTCTAGGAAAAAACGTGGTAAACGCTATAGAGGAAAGTCCAGGAAATAGTATTCCTCTGGGACTAAAAATCTGCGTATTAAATATATAAGATGCTAAAGAAAGTGGTAAGGGCTCCACCACGCCCAACCCTAGTCTCCAGAACCCCAGAACAGGTTAGAGTAATGAGATGTGGCAGTATGGGAATCCCTAGTACTGACTGTAATGGTAACCCAATACGTATATTTTCTAATACAGAATGTGTGGGAATGGGTGGTATCCATCATGCGAGTGGGGAATGTACTGATCCTAAGGGGGGGAGCTATAGCTACGATTGTAGAAATAATAGATTCTATGATTTCAGCTCTCGTATGATTCTTAGATTAAAGTGTGAGAATGTAAATGGTTTTTTGGGGGTAGCGAGTACAGATTGCGCTGGAAATCCTATCTTTAAATATACGAGGGCGCAGTGTGAAGGCATTTTTGGTGGTATATATCATGCGAGCGGAGAATGTACACGCCCTGAAGGCGGTAGCTATAGTTTTGACTGCGCATCACTGGAGCTGGCGTCCCGCGAGCCGGTTACGAGACTGCCTTCAAACGGGCCAGTCAAATCAATCAAATCAATGAGTATGCCGGCGGTACAATCCAGCATTGACCTGCCAATGAGCATGCCGGCGGTACAATCCAGCATTGACCTGCCAATGAGCATGCCGGCGGTACAATCGAGCATGGACATGAGCACAGAGATTCCTTCAAAGACGCTGATGAACATGTCCATGCCAATGAGCGTGCCGCCACTACAACCCAGCATGGACAAGAGCACAGAGATTCCTTCAAAGACGCTGATGAACATGTCTGCGGTAAAAGTTGGAGGGTATCCACGTAGAAAGCATAATACACGTGGAAACAATCGCAGAAGTGGAACACGCAAGAATAGGAAGTAGGCTGCGCTAAAACGGGCAAATACGGAAAATCATGAGCTCTTAGCCCCGGCAGAAAAACTATACACTAGATAGAGAAAATGTCATTTAGCAGTTCTGATCGAGCTGCGTTAACTGGACTAAGGAACTGGCGACCCACGATTGACTCTAGGCTAAGAGCTGTGGATGGTAGGATGGGTACCTTTGAAACTAAGCTAAATACAACTAATAAAAACTTAGGTAATGCAAACGAGCTAGTAAGTGTTGTAAGAATGAACTATAAAAGTCCCAGCATGATGGTTTCAGCAGTGAAAAAAAGTGAGATGGGTATGACAACTATAAGTAACTCAGTAAAGAATGCCATGAGTTTTATTGATCAACTGACGAAAAGGATAGTTAGGAATGAACAAAAACAAACAGAGCTGGAGAGAAACATGTTAATTCAAACCTGTAATGGGATGGGATACAGGGATCCATATTCGCCAATACTCTTATATTCAAGTGATGAGTGTGCTGCGCTAAATGGTCTCTATCATGCGAATGGAGAATGTACTAAAAAGGCGGGTGGAAGCTATAGCTACGATTGCGGGACTCTCTATGAAAAAGGACTGATCAAGGGTCGCGAGGGGGATAGTGAGGAGATAGTTGGTAATAGTGAAGCTTCCCTTCCTAAGATCCCCGCCAAGGTCGTGTCCAAACCTTATTTTAATGACGGATACGGGGAGGGAAAGATATATGCAGCCAAGCCTACACCCAAGGCGTATACACCAGTAAAAACGCCGCCTGTTACAGTGAAAGAGATTATTAGCAACTCCGCTGCGAATGTAAGTACAATGAAGGCAATGGACATGGCGTCAAATGTTCAACTGCCCAAGGGTATTGGTGGCCCCGATCCCCTAACGGGGATGATACCCGGCCAAGCATGGCTTACTGGTGAAAAAGCTAAGGCGAGTGATGAGGCATACACTTCCGCTGCGAATCTAAGTACAATGAAGGCAATGGACATGGCGTCAAATGTTCAACTGCCCAAGGGTATTGGTGGCCCCGATCCCCTAACGGGGATGATACCGGGTCAAGCATGGCTTACTGGTGAAAAAGCTAAGGCGAGTGATGAGACTGTTGAGAGAAAGGAAACTATAAAAACTGCCAATGCACCCGCATCATCCTTTTCTTTCTTGGGTCTCGGTGGCCGCAGCAGAGTCTCTAGGAGAAAGCGTGGCAAGCGTGTTATAAGCAAGCGCCGCAAGTAGATGTGCGTTAAGCAGTAAAGATGAGTAGACCGTGAACTGCCAAAATACATACACCCTGAGGGCGTATGTATGTTGTATAAGATAATACCATAGGAACCCTGCGCTCCGGCAATAAAATAGGTTAAATAAGTAGAGCAAAAATGTCGTTTACCTCTAGTGATCGACTTGTATTCAATCAACTAAAATCTTGGCGACCCAAGCTTGATACTAGTGTAAGCAAAATAAATAGCTGGATTGATAAACATGAGACAACTGTACATAGTAAATTAAATGAGGAACTACAAAAAATAAAGGATAGTATAACTAGCAATACTGAACAGATTACTGCTGTTAGTAAGCAAATAACTCCCCTGGAGTCTCAGGCTACATCAGCAGCAATAGTAAGAAAAATGATTATGGATCTGGACATGAAGGTAAATGCCATACCCCAAAACATAGGTGTAGCTATAACCCAACTACAAAAGGATATGGATTCCATAAAATTATCTATATTGGTTCAAACATGTAGTGATTTAGGAATACAGGATGGAAATTTACGGAAGTATACGGAAGAAGAATGCGATTCTATGGATGGCATCTATAAGTCTGATGGGAGCTGTGGGAAAAAAGACGGTGGAAGTTATAGTTCTGAGTGCGGAAATCTGTTAAATGACATGCCTAGGACAGAAATGGCTACGAAAACAAGGGTGAAAGAAGTTGTTCCAGTTAATTATAATGGACCCAGGAAACCTGTAGAACCACCTATGCCACCGAAAGGTGAGTTGCCCAGGGGGAGTATTGGTGGCCCCGATCCCCTAACGGGGATGATACCGGGCGAAGCCTGGCTTACTCGTGAAAAAACTATCGAAAGAAATAGACAAGTAGTTCCAAATATCCATAATAATGGACCCAGGAAACCTGTAGAACCACCTATGCCACCGAAAGGTGAGTTGCCCAGGCAGCCACCTGGTGCATACGCAGGTCCAGGCTTGCCAATCTTGCCATCAGGTGAGTTGCCCAGGCAGCCACCTGGTGCATACGCAGGTCCAGGCTTGCCAATCTTGCCATCAGGTGAGTTGCCCAAGCAGCCGCTAAATAAAGGAACTGGAACTGCGACGAATACCAAGCAGCCGCTAAATAAAGGAACTGGAACTGCGACGAACACCAAGAAGCCGCTAAATACGGGAACTGGAACTGCGACGAATAAAAAATCTACATTTGTTGGGGAACTCCCACCCCAGTGGAAGATTGACCCCGTTACTGGGCGCCCAGTTGGCCCACCGGGGTGGAAGCTGGACTCCAATGGTTTGCCAGTAGGGGTTCTACCTGGATTTCAGCTGGGCCCCGATGGTGTCCCAAGATTCACCATTCCTCTTCCACCGGGGTGGTCCATTGATCCTCTTACTAGTCGCCCCGTTGGGGACCCAACGGGGTGGCAGGTGAACCTCCACGATGGTTTGCCAGTAGGGCCCCTACCGGGATGGACCATTGGCCCTGATGGGCGCCCATTCCAACAGCCAAAAATCCCAAGCCTGCCAGGCTTTCCGCCAGGCTTGCCGCCAGGCTTTCCCCCAGAGTTTGCACGCTTGTTCGGCTTTCGGGGCGGCCGTAAGGGGTCTAGACAGTCTAGGAGAAAGCGTGGCAAGCGTGCTGTAAGCAAGCGCCGCAAGTAGATCTGCGCTTAGGAACCCCCGACTCTTTAGCCATACCCAAATAGGATATGGGTAAGGTAGACTATCGTACAGTAGAGAACTCCGTTATAGGTTCTCTCTTGTACAAGGGCATGTGTGTAGAGTTCGTGATTGATGCTGCCGATCTCTCAGGAGTCCAAGCGTACAAATGGCACTACTCGAACTCCTATATATCAACCTCCGTTACGATTGAAGTGGATGTATCCGGTACCCCTATCCAGAAAAAGCGTGAACTCTATCTTCATAATCTGTTACTGAAACCCAGGCCCCAGGAGGCCGTCCAGCACATCAGTAAAAATGGTCTGGACAATCGGCGAGAAAATCTTCGGCTCGTTGATCTCGGAACTCTGAATAATCAGACGAAGAAGCGGCGGAATGTGGAGCTGCCGCCCCTATGTGGCATCCGGCCTGAAGAGATTCCCAAACATATTTGGTATGTCCAAGCGAACGGATATCACCGTGATCGCTTCGCTATTGAGTTCAAGACAGAAGGAATCTTATGGAAGTCTACGAGCTCAAAAGATGTGTCCCTCAAGGAAAAGCTCGATGATGCCAAGAAGCATTTGGACCTCTTGTATGAAAGCTTTCCGCATCTGGACCCAAAGAGAGAGGAGGTCGCAGCAAGGCTTCTAGAAGAGTCGTTTCAGAAGATTATTAAAGGCCAAAGCGAGGGTTTCTAGTCCCTCTTTATATGCGGCCCAATACTAAATGAAGATTGCGCTTGTCATTCCGACCTATACACCTCATTTTATGTATCTGGAAGGCCTCTGTAAGAATATCGCAGAGCAAACCCGGCTTCCTGATCTCGTCATCATTCGGGCATCCTCGTGTGATGAGGATAACCCACTCTTAGATACTCTACGCAACATATCGTGGCCCTTTCCGCTGCTGATTCTCGAGACGGCTGAACAGCAGGTTCAGGCCCAGAATCGGAATCAGGGGGCGGCGGCGGTCCCCGCCGAGTTCGATGTGATATCCTTCTTTGATTCGGATGATCTGATGCACCCAAGACGCTTAGACATCCTCGAGTCCCTATTCTTACAGGGCGCTGAAGCAGTCCTACATGACTGTATACTGAGTCAAGCATCCGCTATCCCATGCTGGGACCTATATGATCTGGACCCACCGCATGTATGGAACTCTATTTTGCTTCAGAAAGAATCTGCGATTCAGTGTGGAACTCAAATTGTCTCTCGTTCTGAGATTCTCAAGGCCTATCCTGGCTGTATTATTCCTACAGGAAAGGAAATCACCTTTTTGAGGCCTATTCCAATGGACAAAGAGCTTGAAGAATGCCTACCTGCTACGCTGGGCCATGTGAGTATTGCGGCCCCGTTGTTTGCGACGATACGATTTGATGAAGCTGCTCTCGGCTATGAAGATGCAAAGTTTGTCAGCGATATCGTGGTGAAACGACATAAAACGGCGACGGTGTGCGCTAAACTGTCCGTTTATAGGGTTGGAAGAGGTCTATCCGTTTCGACAATAACATCGAGTGGTTCAGGATAGTCGGAGTAGGCTTGAGCTGCGGTGGTGGGTCGGTCCAAGGCGAGCAGTTCCTGGAGGGCTTTCAGGCGGCGCTCTAGAGGGAGCCCAGAGGCCCGTGGAGGACGAGACAACTGTTTCCAGCGCCATTCGAACTGGAGCACGGAGGTATGATCAGGAAATCCGGTGACGTGGCAGATTCGCTCCCATTGACGGCCATGTGTGGCTTTTGCGCCCCCGGATAAGACTCCATTATGCTGCCTGAGTCTGCGGTCAAGATCCGGTGTGACACCTACATAGGTCTTCTGGCTTCCCCCATCGTTGGTAGCCAAGAGATAGCACTTCCACATCTTATAAGGTTGGATACAAATAGATGTACGGTGGGGCGCGGCAGTTAGTACCACAACAAACGGATATGTTTATCCTCGGGGATATCGGTGATTATAAGGATGTGAATGATATTCTTGCGATTGCTTCTGCATCGCTTATTGGAATGAACATAGGAGTTCTATTATCCAGATTTGGGGGCCTCGGTGGCTATAGTTTGAACACCTATTTTGATACATTTGGATTAGAGGGAGTTCTTGCAAATACGAGTTTTGTCGTGATTATGTTCCAGATAGCACGATGGTTTTATACGACATTCTATGCCGTGGGGCGCCCATGGTCCCCGTTTGTGTTTGTCTGTATGTTAATCTCTGTTCAGGTTGTCCATGATATTATTTTTTATTATGGGCCGCTGAAAACAATACCGGCAGGCAAGAATGAGATGATAGATGCGTTGAAGCGGTATGCTGCAGAAAATGGTTCCCGGGTTCTTACAGGTCACGTTGCCTTTTTGATTCTGGTGGGTATTATTGCGATGTTTTTGAAGGAGAGTTCCATGCTATTTACCTTTATTCTTGTGAACGTGAGTTTATATCTACTGCCCTTTTTACTCAATACGAGTGGCTTGAAACCACCGCCCCCTCCACCTCCTCCGCCAAAGAAGGACCCTTATGAACAGGGTCTCACAGGTCCAAGATTCTAAATATAGCCTTATAATAGAATGGAACGTGAGGCGAACACAGGGATCCTTCCCCCCGAGGGAGAAGAAAGCGCAGAGTTTGAGAATGTAAATGTCGGTCTTGGGAGTAACAATGCAAATGCGAACTCTAGTGAGGAAAGCGCTAATAGCGCTAATACACCACCGATCACCAATACTGCGCTTGAAGTCGCTCCTACAGAACTGAATGCGGTGGCTCCGACCCAAACAAACACCGCAGCAGCTAGGCCCTTTAAGGAGCTCCAGAAAGAAGAAATGCTGAAGTTACAAGAGGCTATTACGAGCGCAGGAACTGTGGTAAAAGGTAAACCCCTTGTGGCGAAGGCCACTGTGGCGTCTAAACTTGCTTCTGCACGAAAGAGTGGTAATCCTGAGTATAACACCATGTTTCAAAATGCAGTTAGAGGGGAAGACATTGGGAGCAAGTATGAAACAAATGCTTCCCGTGCCAGAAAGAATAGGGCAAAGGCCAAAAAGCTGGGCACTGTCACCAACACAACCGTAAAGAATACTAAGGGAAAAAAGGGTATTTTCTCCCGGAACACTGCTGTAAACGCTGCGGTAAATGTAGCTGCGAATGTTGCGCCAGCCCCTACAGCTAAGAAATCAACTAAGGCATCAACTAAGACATCAAGGGGAGTCAACAGCGGC